ACCCCTCCACAACTCAGCAACAATCATCTAAATTCAAGCGGACTTTTGGGACAACTGTTAAGATGACTTTCCTTGGAAAACTTATTCGCACTAGTTTAATGGTTTTGTTCTTCATGATGATGGCACCAAGTATTGTTGGAACTCCTTCCATCGAACAGCTTAAAATGCCTGTTTATGATGATGAAGAAAATGCAAGAGCTGTGCTAGAACGTCTGAAGAATGACCCTGAAGCATTAAAGGCTTATAAAGAGGCTATTGCTAATAAAGAAATCTGGACCAAACTGAAGCTTGATGAGTACAAGCATGATAACACAGATAAGACAGATATAGCTCTTGGAACCATGTATTCTGTGAAAGATTTTAGAGTTAAAAAGACTTATGAAAAGGATTTGCAGGTTGCAGGAGGCACAATAGATGTTGTGTATCACCCTATTGATCCTGTAGAAAAGGCTAAAATGGCCAAGACTTATAGAACTGTTCATCTAGATGGGATAGAGATGAACTGCGAGTCTTTGATGCCTAGAGGTTCAGAAGGCTTTGCGATTCTAACTCTTTATGATGAAAGGTTCACATCTCAGGAAAAAGGTTTTTTAGGGTTGGTTGGTTTTCCTCTAAGTCATGGTGTTAGCAAGGCAACTTTAAAAGTTAATTATTCTATCTCGACAGAAGATAGTGTCAACTGGGTTGCTGTAATAACTGTTTATGATCATAATCTGAGAGACAACATGAGACCTTGTAACTTCCATCTAAAGGCTTTTTACAAGTACACAAACAATGTAAGAAGGTTTCTTAAGAATGTTGATGAAACAGAAGTAGGAACCTTCAAAATTCAAATTCAGAAAGACAAAAGAGGATTTGCAGAGGAGTCAATTAGAAACTCATTAGATTATTCTATGAGTGTTCTGACAAACAAAAAATTTATGAAAAAGTTGTCTGGAAGGGAATTGGAATGCTTAAGGAGATGTGGCACTAATGACATGGAAAGAGGAAGACAAATTCCAAATTATGAAACTTCTTGCTCATACTCTGTTAGTGAAGGAAAACAGAAGGCTTTTCTTGACAGAACTGAGTCTAGGAGAGAATTTGATTCATCCCAAGCATCTGAAACTTCAGGTGAAAATGAACTTAAAATCGATTTTGAAAATATGGGAGATGAAGAGAAAGAAAAGTTTCTAGTTGAGCAATTAAATGCTTTAACCATGAAGGGGAAATTCATCAATAAACCCAAGCAATTGAAAATGTAATAAATAGTATTTGTGTTAAATTTGTTTTCTTTTAGAATGGTTAATGAACTACTATCCCTTTGATTCTTACAGAAATGTGAGATAAGTAGGCAGCCTTTGGTTCAAGGGAAATTGTATTTAAATAAATCTAAATTAAAACAACAAAAAAATTAAAAAATTAGAAAACCATTAAGTATTTTTTTGCTTTTTGAGCTTAATGGCAAAAAGAGCAGTGATGAGAGATCATACACTGACGAACAAAATCGGGTAATGCCGGCATAAAGACCCAAAGCTTACAAACCTTATTTTGGATACAAACAGACGTAAATCGTTACTGCTACTCTTGTAGTATGATTGACATTGTTTGTTATACACCAAGTAAGGTGGAGGGGGT